TCAACAGAACCAATAAGACTTGCACGTTTTGCGGAGTCATAAGTTGGTGTGCCATTTACACTGATACCGATTACTTCACCTTTTTGGAAGTTTCCTTGACGACCAGAAATGTAAAGCAGGTTTACATATCCGTAACCCGCTCTGCGGCGAATGTATCGTTCAACGAATGCTGTGGCTCCTGATAATGAGCCAATGATTTGTTTACCGACATAATCAACGTTGAACTTTGAGTAATTGATTTCAAGATACTCTGGACGCTCCCAAATACCATCCGAAACACGGAGGATTTTTTCACCAGGATATCCGACTTCAGCACTTGTACCATAAACAAGTTTGAAGAACAAGTCGATCGAACGTTCAGTTCCTTTTGAACGATAAAGTTCAAGTGAGTTTTTAATCAACAACTGTTTGTTGGTTGCCGTGTCAAACTGAATGTTTTTGAGATACTTTTCTTTGAAGTAAACAATAAACTCATCAAGTGTTGTATCAATATCACGGAGGTCAGTTAGTCTACGAGCATACCATAATGGGTTGTTCGTACTTTCAAGCCACTCATAATATGCCTTGACAAACGCAATGAACTGGCTACCCTCCTCACGATAAAAAGAGGGAAACTGAGACTCAACAAATGGGGAGATTAATTTCTCAAACTGTTTCATTATTCGCGGACTTGTTGAACGTTAATTTCGACATCTGGTTCAAGAATATTTAGGATGGTATTTTTCGTTGATGTAATATCTTTGAATTTTGGTAGTGCGTAAATTTTTAGGTAACTCCCATTATATGAAGTGAGGTTGAATCCTCTCGCATCAAGTTGACCATTGGCATAGTCAATTGTACCAACGTCAACAAGTTTTTGGTGGCTGTCACCAAGCACTGTTGTAACTCTTATGACTCCATTACCGTCATCTTCTAAATTACATTGTTTACCATCAAATGTGAACAAACTTGAACCAATTGCATGAACGTCATCAGCGTTGTGAGAGTCGCCAAGTTCAGGGATTGTGTCACTAATTGGAATGCCATAGTTTACAGCGATTCTTTGTGAAGTGTTCAATGTTGGGGTCAAATACTTAACAAGTTTAATCTCAGTTTCGTTACTGATAATGCTTGGATCAGACTCATCGATCGTTTTGATAAACTTCGAATAACGTAGTGTTCTGTTGAAGTTGTTCAAGTTTGTTGAGGCAAAGTCCAAAATCTTCGAAAGCACAAGTGTTCGAATATCATCTGGGTTCAATGATGTAAGGTTAATATTGTATTTGATATTTGTAACAATTGACAAATACAAGTATTCAGGTGCGATGAATATTGGCTCCATTGCTACGGTTGCGCGGCTGCGGAGAAAACGTTTGTATTCCTCCTCCTTGACCTTTGGAAGACCATCAACATCCTTTAAGTCAATAGACAAAAAGATTCGACCAAATTGTGGCGGTGTTGCATCTTCGCCGCCATATGCAGCAACTGTGTTAATTTCTGGAAAATTGATTTTTAGTAGGTTTTCATAGTCTTCAGCGGTAACTGCTCTTTCCTGAGTCGTAAACGCTCTTGGAGCGTTGTATTTGATTGACTCAAGAGTTTCGTAAACAGAACCTGCTGAAGCAGAAGAAACTGTTCTAACTGTGATGTTTGTTTCGCTGTCAATGGCTTGGGCTGCACGAAACACTCTTGCGCCGTTCGGCAATTCACCATTTGATACACGGTACTCAATTACAACAACAGACTCATTCTTTGGTCTGCGTCCAACAATGCCATCACCGAAAATAATCTCATATGTGTCGCCGATGTATGGCTGAATGAAGTAAACTTTTGAGAGTGATGTCAAGTCGAATAGCGAGGTTGCGCGTGTGTATGTTTGAAGCGTTGCACCATTGTCTTCAAGAATTGTAACCTTCAAACTCGCAAGGTCGACATTTTTGTTACTGATTGTATATTTTGTTGGCTTTGTGTAACTTACTGGGTAGGTGTCAGTGACATAATCACCCTCATAAACAGTCAGTGTTGTTGTAAATGTGGTATTTGAACTTGTGACAGTTGATGTTTCTGCAGTTGTGAACAGGTAAGTGTTTGAGCCAACGCGAGTGCTGAATGCCGTTCCTTTTGGAATTACAATGTTTCTTTTGTCTTGATCGGTAGTTACGATAGTCAGAGCCAGTGTAGCCTCTGATGACTTAAATGAACGTGGGAGATAGTTCAACTCCTTGGCGTGGCTAACAACACTGTCACGTAACTGAGCACTGTCAAGGAACATTTCGTTACCGATCATGTTCATATAGAATGCGTTCTGATACGTGTTATATGCTAACACATCAAGAAGCACATTAATGTTTGATGATTCGTAATCGTAATCCTTGAATGCTGATTGTTGTTTTAGAAACGCCTTCAACTCCCTTTTGTAGGAGTCAAAGTCTAAAGAGGTCAATGAGACGCTTGAATTCGCTGCCATTATCGTACTCTATCTAATTTGATTTGAAGTAATGCTGGATCAGGATTATTTATGACCCTGAAAATAATGTCGATATTATATGTTTGTTCATCGTTACTGAGTGAGATTCTGATTTCATCTACAATGGCACGTGGTTCATATTTCTTCAACGTTTCAGAAATCGACACCTTCAAGTTTTCTTTTGTTACAGAGTCTGCTGGTTCAAAGAGATATTTCTTAATGTTTCCACCGAGGTCTGGGGCGAAAAATCTCTCACCTTTATCCGTTGACAATAGGTTTCTGATACTGCGCTTTACAGCCTCAACATTTGTTCTTTTCAACAACATGCCAGTGTTTGGATGTGCGTTGAGATTCGTCATGAAATCACTATAGATTTCCTTGTTACGCAGGTTTGATTGATCATCTACTCTTTGAATTGCCATCAGAGTCTCTTTTTGAAGTATTTGGTTTTATTTAGGCACTGGGTCTGGTTGCAGTAATAACAACTTCTTCTAATTGTTCATCGCCAGGCAAATAGCCATACTTGGTAAATTTTAACTCAAAACATGCTTTAGGAAGCAGACCGTAAACAACATCTGCTAGGCTGAAAATTGGTTTCAAAATGATATTCATCACAGTGCAAACATCAACCTTACCCCTGAAAATGTCAACAAGTTGTATGACAAAATCAAAAATCTTCAGTGCCTGTTTTACGATCGGAATTGTACTTGCCAATTCTTTCAGAGTTTTGAGAACTTTTTCAAATGCTTTCATAATGAGTTCGACAAAACTCAGTGCTGAGAGCCTTTTCAATTTGTTCATCAAACGATTCCAGCCATCTTTTATTCTGGCGATCACTTTCTCTTTCATGAATGTTTTGAATTTCTTTATCTCTTCCTCCATGTTAATGTCAAGCATTTCACCCACAGTGTTTGCACCGAGGAGTGAACTGAATGGTGGGGGAATCGGTATTGCCAAAATAGCATCGATGAATGCATTCATTATCTTACTGGCTTGTTTCTCAAGTTCTGCCCTAACTTCATCCGCATATTCGCCACTGAGAAGTTTTTTCCTAATTTCTTGGTATTCTTCCTTTGCCTTTTTGTAAAGTTTATCGAAAAACTCTCTCAGTGTTGTTGTTGGATCAGTGATTGAACCCAACTTGCTTATCAAAGATCCCAAAACAGGAACTTTTTTCAAAAAGTCTGTCATCGCAGTTACGATTTTGGTAATTGAAATATCAAACTGCTCATTGATCCAGTCAACAAGTTTTTGCCACAACTCCTCCGCACTGTAGTCTGGCGCAACAATGTTCCACTCACCTGTGAAAAAGTCTGTTACAGTTTCATCAATACCTTTGATGAACTTTTGAGCCTCTTTGGCATATTCAGCCATTGCCGCTTTGATTTTGGCTTTACCCTCTTTGGTGAACACATCGCCGAGTTTACAGTCTGGTAAAAACGGTATTGGTAAGTTTAGTGGGTTTGGTATTGCGAAACTGATAATTTCTACAATTTTGAATAAGATTTCAAGAAGAAGTTTTTGCAAATACACATCAATGTCTTTGAGAAACTCTCTAACCTTATACTCCATTTCATCCACACCGCATCTTATTTTTGTGAAAACATCGGTCATTAAGATGCCAGTGATTTCGTTAATCACTTTTTCGATTTCAGCGATAGAGTTTTCTAATTCTTTTGTGCAATCATTATCATTCAACATTGCAGCCTGAACTCTCAATTGTGATGGAACACTACCGAGAGTTTTGAAATAGTTTTGCAATGTTTTTGTCATGTCTCCATTTTTGCACTCTATTTGCGGAGGCTCTGGGAGATATAAAACAAACTTGGACATTTTATGGATTGATTCCGACTATTGGAGCCTGAATGCTTATTGCTGTTGATGAAGTGATGCTGACTTTGTCTTTAGAGACAATATTTACTTTTCCATTTATAACTTGAACTTGTAAGTCACCGCTATTTACAAACATAAATTTGTCTTGTTCAGTGTATTCAGTGTTG